AAAAATTTCTTTTACTTCATCGGTAACCTGACCGATTTTTTCATGTTCCATAATTTCCTCCGTTACTTCATAACTATTATATCACATTTTATTTTGTCGTAATCAAGCCTTCTGGCTCTACCGTGAACTCTGGCTTGTCTGCCATTGTTCCGTCTGGGTTGATGTAGTACCAGCCTTGACCTGCTCTGACGAATTCATTAGATACCATGTTTCCACCCTTACTATCAAGGTAGTACCATGTATCCTTGTACTTGACCCAGCCTGTCTTCATGGCACCTTCTACATCAAAGTAGTACCACTTCTCAGCAATCTTCTTCCAGCCTG